TATATGCAACCTAAGTAAGCATTCTGCTCATTCCATGTGGCAAGATCAAGTCGTTCAGATTGTGGAGATACTACATAATACTGGAGTCCATCATCTATTTTGTACCTCCAATTTGTATTACCATTAGACCCTATTCTCATTTGTGTTATGATTGGTATGTATTTGTCATCGGGATCACTTGGTAATATATATATTAATGCTCCCCATGAAAACTGCTTGTACTGACCATTCCCAACACCTTGAGAATTGTAGTAGATTGGTATGGTTTCTATTGGTGCTGGTTCTGGTTCTGGGGGTTGTGTTGAATGTATTGGTGTGTTTGCAAACTCCCATACATAGCAGTCATCTGGAATCTCAACCTCAGTACCTTCTATGAAATAAGCGTTGTAAGGCTCTTGGTCTTCCTCCTCCTCATCAGGTAATAATGTATCAACTTGAATTTGTGTACCAAGAGGTATTGTATTTGGATTGTACTGAGAAGTCTGGGGTGAGGCCATAACCACTGTCCTGTGCACTGAATTTGAAATATCTTTAGCTTTTATTAGTCCAGTGGATGTAAAAAGGGCGTTTGTACCTATTGGATTTTTGAGAACGTAAGTGTATGATATGTAAAAGTATCCAGGTACTATTCTTTCTTTATTTTCATTATAACACCCTTGCGCTATGGCTATAAAAATGAAGGGATTTGATGTATATGCTAAGTCACCACCAACTTGATAAAGATTCTTCTGTAAGTTTGATCCTAATATAATTGATTTGGTGGTTGTCATAAATGCTTGAGTCATAAACCCTCCATTTGATGTTTGCAATGTTTGTTGCAATGCATTCTCACTAGGTGCTTGTTGCCATAACGTGCCTCCTATTACTGTACCGACTTGTGTGGACCCACAGTGTGGAACGTAAGTGACTGATAATGCTATTGGCCTGTAATTTTGATAAGCTGCTGCCATATTGGCCATTCTTGTTCCAATCCAATATGCTGGGTTTGCTGTGATTACTGTCATAATTGGTGAATCCACATTGGTTGCCAAAGTGTCAGGGATTTGGTAAATCAGATCTCTTCCTGAAACAGTCATTGATGTTGCATCTTGTGATATGATCTTCCACTCTTTGTTAAAATTCTTGGTAAATGCTGCTGGTAATCGTCTAAATCTTCTGTTTACCCTAACACCCCGTAGTATTCTTGTTCTCCTGGCTTTTCTCCTGTTGTTTGCCCGCTTCTGTCGAATGAATCTTCTTAATCGTTTTGCCTTTTTAGAGTTTGGTTTAATTGTAGCTTGCATAATTTATTATGCCCACCAAGGATTTTAATTCTTCAGTATCGAATTCTGCATTTATCTGTTGATTAATATATTCTAATTCATCCTTGGTATTAAATTCCTTCCTCTGATTGTATCTTGCTTGCATGTTCTCCCAGTAACTAGCATAAACCATGTCTTCAAAGTTTTCTCTATCTTTTATTCCTATTAATTTAGCTAGTCGTTCATTCAATTGTTCTGTATATCCAAAATCATAATTGTACTCTCTAATTTTCTTTGCCTTCAACTTCTCATAAGTATGTTGATAGTAGTCCGTCATGATATTAGCATTATTCATTATTCTAGCTGCTTCTGCTCTACATGCATATGCCATGATCATGAATACTTCTATATCTGGGTAATTGATTTCATAACTTATTGCTTGATCTATCAAATATTTCACACGCTGTTTTGCAGTGTAGTTCTTTGTCTTGATTGCATATTTTGATAAAGTAAACAATTTCTTTGGATCACGTGTGAGTGTTATTCGTTCTGTAGTTGTGGGATCTACATACCATGCTCGGAGACTACAGAATTTGAAGGAATTAGGTCCACCTATTTCCAGGAATTTGCATATTTGTCCTAATCCCCCTTGTCGATCATCAATGTCCTCATATTTACCTGTAGGTTTGGAAAGGAAATAGGTTTGGTATATGGATTTGATAAAATCATCGGGTATTGTTTCATTGTAGAGTACTGAAAAGTCATCTCCTTTTGAAAATAACACATAGTCTTGGCCATACACCAATCCGGACATATCATTAGCAAATTTGTTGTAAAGTGCCATACGTATGGTATTTGCTAATGTAGTATCACAATCTCCGGAAAACACGGTTCCTAGCACTTTGTATGTGAGATATGTCTTAGGTTTTCCGTTAACGTGATACTTAACATCCATTGTTTTGTAGTGGAGTTGAGAGTATTTCATGAAATCTTCTTTTGGTACATGATACACCTTGTCTGCTACTCTCCTGTATATATATCGATCTACTGCTTTTAGGGCTATATCTTGTGAATTGTCGAATGCTGATCCATCACCTTCCACTACTTTGGTAAATCCCATGGCAAGGTACCGATTTATATCTTCTGCCATTTCTGTCAAGTTCTTGCCTCCACAATAACCTGGTAGTTTGTGTGCTGCTATTTCCTCAAGTTGCCAAGTTATTGGTCCCATTGTGTATTTGATTCTCTGTGGTATTGAACAGACCATTCTGGGTTTACCATCTATAGGCTGTAGTTCTGCTTTAACTATTGCTTCATAATGTTCAGTTAGTATTCTTGCTTTTTCTTGGGATGTATAAGTGACTTCAAATAAAGGTGCTTTCTGATAGTACAGCCTTATGGGGTCAATGGCTCTTTGCTTCTGTGCTGGTAAGTGTGAATACCATTGAGCCTCATTATATGAGAAATCGTCTAAATCCTCACCTAGGTACTTTTCTATTTGATCAACGGCATATTCATAAAACTGCTTAGCTATTTTGGCATTGGGTGCTGGGGCTGTTTTCATTTGACGCTTTGCTGCTGCAAATAGTGTTTGCTTGTTTTTCCCATACATCATAACTTCATCTTTAACGTTGTCATGTTTACACCCCAGTAGTTTTTCAAATCCTATTTTCCTAGGTGCATCATCTTTGATAGCACAAACTGGTATGTTGTTTATTGTATCACCATAATACTGATAAGTTTTGGGCATTGTTTCATTAAATTCATACACTTCAGGATGTACAGTTTGTGCCAGTTGTTGCAAATCCTTGTCATTTAGATGGATCAATAGTTTAGGGAATCCTCCAGCACTGGGTTCTTTGATAAACCGATCTTCTTCTTCTATTAGTAGTCCCAGTTTGCAGTATGTCTGAAGGATTGGGAAGTCTTCATCTATAATTGCTGATTTAGGGATTTCTCGTAAAAATGGATGTAAATTCCTTCTCATTGATTTAAGATCATAAGCACATGCTGTGTTATTGGGTGCTGCATGTTTTTCTATGTTATCTGATAGGTATGTGAATTCACACAGTTGTCTTAGTGAGTAACTTTTGTTAGCGCTCTCACAGTTAGCGCTGTTGCTACTGTGTGTCTTATTTACACCCTTGGTGGGCAAGATTGAAAATTCTGAGCTGAGGTTGAAGCTCTTTGTTCATTAATTGGTTTTTCATGGTAAAACAAGTGTTTTAGAGCTTTCACTATTTTTTGGTATGATGTTATTTTGGGTAATTCATATTGTTCTATTTTGAATTCACCTCCTTTAATTTGATTCAATGTAGTTACTAAATCTGATTGAAGTAAGGCATCCATTTGTGCTTCTGCTTGTAAAGATTGTCTTAAAACCTCAGCTAGAAGTGGTATGACTTGTTGTGGTATGGAATACTTAGGCGCTTGTTGATTTACATAGGTAATTAAGGATTTTAAGGATAACTTATCAAATGTAGTCATCATACATATTTTGTTCACTAATTTATTCACTAGTATGGGATCAACCACTTCTTTTATTGCTGCTATGTATTGAGTAGTGTCTTCTACAGCTAGTCGTATGACATTGATTGCATTCTTTGTTGAAACCTTCTTTGTAAAGTAGTACTTACCATCTTTCAAAAATACTTCCTTTGGTAACATTTGTTCATATGGTATGCAGTTGGGTGCTTTCTTTGTTGGCTTCTTGGTCTTGTATATTTTAACCACATTCATGGCTATATCCTTTATTCGTTGATCATAATGTAACGTGTCTCTAACCTCATTGATTATCATGAATGGACTTTGGTTCTGATCTAAACGTCTTGCAGATTCTCTGAGTGCTGCGGTGATTTCTGGTCCCATGTAACTAGGTAGTATCAAG